CAGAACTTCAATATAAATATCTTTTTCTTTACATTTGGCGATAAGTTTTTCCATATCAATATCATAAACATCTTCATGAAGAAAGATTTCTCTTTGAAAACTATTGATCTTATCTCTCATAACAACTTCACCCTCTTTAGACGAATCTAGCCAACTCATAGAACTATATACTGATCTAAGATCAAGTGGAGCCACAATATCACAAATTTTTGAGTGAAATCTAAACTTACGCTTCAAAAACGAAACCGTTTAAATATCCTCAAATTTTTTGTTAACAGCTGTCTTAGAGGCTGTAGTAAATTCCATGCCAAAAGAATTAAAAGTATCTCGCATAGAAATTGCATGTAGATTAACACTCCATTCATCAAGAATTGTAACACCATTAAGCTTATCATCTCCATAAACATAATCTACAACATATTTTTTAAAATTACTATAGCATGGAACACCTTTAAAAGACCTATAAAACCAAATATATGTATACATACGATTAATTAAGCTATTGAATATAGCTGTAAGAAAAGTTCCACTAGGCATTGAATGTGTAGATAAGTATACATCATCATTAACCGCTGTTATAGAACTAGGCAAGCTCTCTAGTATAAAACTAGCTGAAACTCCATTTTTACCAGCATACCTAGTCATAACATACTTATTTAACGTATCCTGCAATTGTGGCAACATACATGAATCATAAGACCCAATGTCTCCAGCCCAAATTCCAGAACAACTTTTCAAGTCTGTATAAACACTTTTCCACTCCTTAAATGGATTGCAACCAACCATTATTTTATGATTAGCTCGAGTTTTAAGTATACTTTCAACAAAAGAACCAAAATACTTCTTCGTTAATACTTGTATATGCAACCGGCTAACTTTAAAACTCCTGGGCTTGCCATTCTTTTCCACATTCCTGATCTCATCTTTCAAAGTACTCTTCCAAACTACATCATCAATACTAATTGATCCTGCATTAAAGCTAACTTCTAGCTCGGAAATCTCTTTTCTAAACAAATCAGTAAATGTTCCATTAGTAAAATCTATATACGCATCTTTCTCTTGCAAACATAATAAACCATTAGAAGATTTTTTATTTAATCCTGCAAGATTAGAATTACCCTTAACTATAGTTTGC